AATGCCGTGCAGCCCTCCACCGAGCACCGTGTCTACATCATTCGCGAAGTCGAATACCGCAGTGATCCACGTTGCACCGTTGAGCGCAGTGGTCGGCGTGTAGGTGCCGCGCGGATCGCCTGTGGTTGCGGTCTGTGCAACGAGGATTGGTGCAACCAACGTGCCCGCTGCAACCAACGCGCCAGCCGCAGTTTCAAACTGGCAGCGCAGCGCCTTGTAAGGCAGCCCGAGTGACGCACCACTGCCGATGCTCAGTGTCGCATTAGCAGCTATGTTGACATTGCGGAAAGACTTGAACGCTTTCTTGCCTGCAACTGCGCCAGTGCCAGCGGCAGTGATCGCCTCAGAGATCGGTTGACCGAGGTAATCCCAACCGTTGATTGTGACGACTGGTGTTCCAGCAGCACCCAACAGGATCGAGATCGTGCGTCCATAAGGCTCAGGGAACTGCACAACACCAGTCAGATCGGTCGCTGCTGTCGTAACGACGGGGATTGCATTCAGCACATTCGTTGCTGATGCAGCAGCAGGCAGCCCGAAGTCAACGCGCGTGCCACCGTTGTAGTTCACGTCAGCACTATACATCATCTTCGGCACATACGCACTCTGCGCACGATTGAAGGCATTCGGGTTCGTCATTGCATTAGGCATCTGAGTCCTCCATCTTGGAGCCTGTATACGGCGACCGTGGCCTGTTAGCTTCCTTGCGCTCGACTATTTCTTTCGGTGTCAGGTTGTAGTTCTCAGGCACCAGTTCACCGCTTTCCATATCCACAAGCGCAGGATCACGCAGCACACCGAGACGGTGCAACTGATCTTTGTCATCCTCTGCTACAAAGATGCTGTGGCCTTGTGGAAAGTAGACCATGTAGCCAGCGCCGAAGGTTTCTTTCTTCGGCACCAATCTGCGAGTGATTATCTGCTTGTTACCAAGCGCACCCACGTTGCGCACATCCTCCTCGATGTGCATGACCATTCGCCAGAAGTCACCCTTGATATATTCCGCCTGGAATGCAGGCTTGATGTCTGTGGCTGCCATTAGTTTGTTATTACTCCATGCGTGCGATACGCGCGCCACATGCACCACTGACCCTGCCACACAACGCGGCTACCCACTGCGTCTACGTTCCACGGCGCAACGAGTTCCTTCACCTTCATGTTGACGCCACGCAGCATATGCAGTCTCAGGTAGGTGTCATTGATGAAATAGGCATAGTTCACGGGGCAATCTTCGTCATACATCAGCGGGATGCCGTTGTGGAGCACGCCCTCGAACCCGAGGTCGAACATGCGCTTGCTTGCTTTGCCCTCAGACAGCGGGATCGTCAGCTTATCGCGCACTGCCTGACGGTAGCTGCGATAGATATTACGCCCGGTGAGGATAATCGACGGCTTATCAGACTTCAGCGTGAGGTCCATCAGCACGTCATCGAACGCTTCTTCGATGTTCGTGTTGTCGAGTGCGCCTGCGAAGTTATAAGCAGCAGTGCGCCATTGCGGCTGAGTTGCACGATTGATGCCACCAAGTGTGCCGACTGTCGGATTGGTGGGAATGAGCGTGCCGAGACCCAGTGGGTCGCTACCGCCACCGGGTGCATAGAGATACTCACTGAATTTATCCTTGATGCTTTGCTCAAGGACATTCATCTTCTCTTTCATCAGCTTGAAGATTGCGGATGATCCGTTGTTCTCGTCTTGCTCTTGATCACTGATGATCACTGTGCCAGCAACACGCGAATATCCGTATTCCACCGTGTCGAACTCATTCGTCTGGTTCACAGGCAACGACTGATAGTAGGAATACGAAGTGATGTTGGGATTGCGCCCAACAGTCAGCGGATTGGTGATGTTGTAACCACCATCCTCATACTCGACGCGATCATTGGCGAACACCCACGCCATGAGGGCATTCGATTTGATCGATGCCATGACCAATTTGCGTCGAGACTTGGTGAGCGTGCTATGCAGCACGGTAGCCATACTGGGAACGACACTGCCTACTGGCATTTGTTAGCCTCCTACTGCAACTGAATACCACTTTCACGCATAGAATGGCGGATGATATCCGCCCAAGAAGCGTTCTCACTGAATTGCCCGGTATCGCTGGTTGCAACTGCGCCGTTAGTTGCGCTTCTGGGACCAGGGAGCGGGCGGTTCGTGGGCTGTGGTTGCTGCGTAGTCTGCTGTTGCCGTTGGAAGTCTGCAATCTGGCGCTTGAGTGATTGGCTTACGTCCAACCCATGCTCATGCGCCCAACGCATCATAGTGATGTAGGCTTTCTGCAAGCCTAAACCGGGCTGAGCCTGCATCATCTCCGCAATGACGTCAAGATTTGCCTCTGCCTCTGGATGATCACTGATGAACCCATTCAACTGCTGGGCTGCATCAGCCTGTATTTTCTGCTGCTGTTGCGCTGCTGCCTGTTGCTGAGTCAGCGGCGCCATCTTCTGATCGATCATGCGCTGTATCGCAGTCAAGTCCATGCCTTGCGACACGCCGTTCTCAAGGAACGGTATCTGGTAGCCTTTAGCCTTCACCTCTGCAACCAAGTATTCCAGCGTCTTCACTGGATCACGCACGAAGTCACTCATCACACGGATTGCGACCACGTGCTGTTCAGGCGACACGTTGAGCCGCTGTGCCTCCTGCATCACTTCGTTAGCGCCGCCTGCTTGCGCTTGCGCTTGGCGAAGTTGGTGCTGAAGCTGCACATTCTCGCGCGCATGCCGCTGCGCTTCCTCGAACACCCGCCGCTCGATGCCTCCTTGTGCGACCGTTCGACCGCTAATAGGATCAACGAGATCACGGGTATTAGGATTCTGCGGATTTGGAACTTCCACCAATCCATCATGGCGACGTTTTACCGCTTGTGTTGTCTGTGGAGCAGCAGAGCCATCGGCTGGAGGAGCACTAGAGCTGCGCCCATCAGCGCCGCTTGAGGAAGGCGGTGCACTGGAACGCCCATCACTACCGCCATCATCAGCGCCAGATGCACCTCCTCCACTATCCGATGCGAAATCGGGGATGTTGCTGAGGATTGCGTCTTCTGTTGTGCCGCTCATTGTGGCATTGCTCCATTAGGCTGCGGTGGTGGGGGAGGCGGCGGGGGTTGTGGACCCGGTGGTGCTTGTGGTGCACCCGGTGGTGGCTGTTGTCCACTAACTTGCTGAAGCACTTGCTGCAAAATCTGCGCAGGAGGAACACCTTGAGCCAGCGCCATGCCGATACCCTTGAGCATTTGTGGCGGCATTTGACTCAAAGCCTGCACAGCCATCTGCGCAATCTGCATGACAGGCGGCGCTCCACCGCCAGATGGCGGCGGCCCACTGGGAGCTTGTGGTCCGGCAGGAACACCCGGAGGAGCGCCTTGCGGCGGTGGTGCACCCGGTGGTTGACCCGGTTGACCACCTTGTCCTGCTACGAGCGACCGTTCGACTGATTGCTCGATGCTATCCCAATCTTCTTTCGATATCATAAAGTCATCGAATGCTTTGCTGAACATCGTCAGCGTCGTCTTGAGCACTGGCCCCGGTGCCACTTTCGCAAATTGTGCGAGTATCTGACCGATCTGCACAGCAGCCTGCTTGCGTCCCTGCGACGTGAGCTTCTGTGTGCTGCCACCTACCACTGCAACGCTGAACAGTGAGAAGTCTTTGAGGTTATCCAGCGGACGCCAGACATCAGTGACATCGATACCTGTTAGCTCGCTAACGGTTTGCGGGTCCATGAACTTGAGGCAAAGCTGAGCTAGCTTCCAGCCTACGTCACCGAGCGCGTCTTCGATAGCATCCAGTCGCATATCCATGCGCTGGTTACCCATGGTGCTGTAATAATCAATCGCTTTGTTGGTCGTATTCGTTTTGAATTCACCACCACGTTCGACCTCGTTTGTCGCTGCGATGCGATCGACGCTTTGATACAGGTCTTTCTTCTCAAACAATGCGCCGAACGCCATGCTAGGCGGTGGAATAGAGAATATAACCTTGTTCGGATCAGCGCCTTCGGGCAGCCGGATAGGCACTGCTGTCGCATCGGGGCCTTTGAGAATGCTGTCTGCAATCTCCTGAGTGATGCCGCTGTCTGGATTGTAGAAGATATTGCGACGTGCCCAAAGCAATGCACGCCTTTTCTCATCATTGATTTCGTTGATCTGGTCCTGCTGATCAAGGTAATAGCTGACCTCTCCCTTAGCGAACACTGCCACAGGGTTATCGTGGAACCACATGGGAGTAAGAGGGAAGAAGTTCTGCAAGCCATACGGATCATCCCAAACCCAAATGGGCCATTTCCAGTCGTTGTCTGCATACATCTCCAGGCGCCGCGTCACTTTATCCCAGACATACCAAATCTTCGTGCGCTTAGCCTGATCATACGAATCCTGCGAGTCGAACCCATATGCTGAATAGTTGTTCTTGTCGCTTGTGAACAGCGACATCTCATCGCTGGTGCCGTCGCCTGCATTGCTGTTCAACACATGCGTCGGCTCGAATACGCTATAGAATTCCTCCTTACCCTCATCCTCCACTGCATACACCGCATTGATGTATGAGGTAGGCAGCATGTCTTCGATCATGACCCAATTAGCATCCGAAAGATACGGATCGTTATGATCAGGATCGACAAGCACTTGGTGAGGAAGCCTAATACGCACAAACGGACCACTCGGCTGAAGGAACTCAACCTTCTCCTCCAGCGCGGCGAGTTCACCTTCAGTCTCCCGCAGTTCTTCTGCGTCTTTAGCTTCTTGCATCACCTTGCTTAATTCGACAAGATTTTGCATCGCTTGTTCGCTGCTCTTGTCCCGCGTGATGTAACCAACCTCAAACCAACTGCGGTTCGTTAGCAGTGTCACCAGCACATTGCGCTTGGCTTTCGGCTTGATGTTGACACCGGGCGCGGCCTTCATCGCGAACAGGATGTTGATCAGCCGCTCGATTGCACGTGCGAAGCTATCACCCGGTGGCGTGCCGTGCGGGAGATTGCTCTCCTCCGCAGACTGTGACGTGACACTGATGATTGGGTTCTTCGCATAAAGCTCAGGTATCTGTGCATTGACATTGCTGAAGACAATGTTCTCAGTGCTGCTATGGCGCTCATTCAGTCGCTTAGCAACAAGCCTATTGCCGCTATGACCCGGCGTCGATGTGCCGTCACGATGCTCTGCTTGATCATGGTTGTAATACCGAATGGCTTCATCCCACGCATCGACGAGATCGGACATTTGCCTAATCGCATTATCCTTGCGGCCTTTCCACATGGAACCGCGTTTGCTGCTAACAGGCAGCCGCGACTCAGGAAGTTTACGATACACTGGCGGTGTAGTTGGCTCTTGTTCACCGACACCCGCCGCGTCAAGTGCGTTCTCCAGCGGGTCTACTTGCCCACTGAAATCGGGCGTGGGTTCCTCTAGCGGCGGATCAAGCGGATTATCACTCATTAGAACCCTCGATATGCAGCACGCGCTAACTGATCAGCGAGGACATCTTCACGCGGCTGACCTTGCAACTGCAACTCATTGTCTCGTGCACCCGTCAGCGCAGCTTGCTTCGCAGCGAGTCTAGCTAACAGATCAACATCAGGATTACCTGACTGGAATCCTTGCAAGCCTTCGGTGTCTCCTGCACGCGCAGCTTGCAGATTGTAATAGTCTCGCGTTCCATCAGTCTTGTTAGCGAGATCGCCGTGCTTCGCGCCTACTAGCGCATCCTGATTGTGCATCTCCTCTATCGCACGCAGGATTTCGTCTTCATAATTGCTCGGTGGTCCTGCCACTGCATCCTCCTATTTGTGTCTCGGCAGTGTCTTGCCGATTGCACGCTCGACTTCATGCCACGCCATCCATGCAGGCGGTGCATCTGGGTCGCCCATGTATTTCGCCAGCTTCGGCCTGTGCGTCATCGCATACTTCCACATATCCATCGCGTGGTCGTTTCGATTTGCAGGTTTATCCGTTTGTTCATCGCTGCTATCGCGCTGGAAATAATACTCGGTGATTTCTTCGACAAACCACAGGCAGCTATCGCTGACATAGAAATGCGGCGAACCGCGTTTACCCGTGATGGGGTGCTCGTGCGTGGATATCGGCGCAAGGTATTGCCAATTCTTTGCGATTCCGCTTTCCACATCGCGATTACCTCGCTGCATGAAGATGCCTTCTTCCTGAAACAACCCGGCGGTTGTCAGGCCGACACTCGTTTTGTTGCCGGTTTTTCTTCGGAACAAATCGGGATCAGCGAACACCGGCGACAGTCTGCTGCTGTCCACATGGTGTTTGAGCCTGATCTGTTTAATTAGCGTCGAACTAGCAGCAATTGTGTGCTCAGCGATCCGAAAGCCGTCGATCAGGAAAACGTTGCCGTCATCGTCACCGAAGAACAGTCCGTATGACGAATGACGCATTAGCCCGTGATCATAGCCCTCAAAGATCGTTGGCGTGAAACCCACCATCCGCATTTGGTGCAGATACTCATCCATGTCATCACGACGCATTACGTGCGTCATTTCATCAAACTGCGGATAAACGAGGCCCGTAAGTGCGCCCCATTTACCATAAACAAAGCGATCGCGCATACTGCCAGTATAACTAGCAAGCATCGTTCGAATGTAGTCTTCACCGACGTTTTCGACGTTCTCATACGTCGATCCCTCGAATAATTCGATTATCGGCGTCGGCCTACCCATTTCATCGAGAATTGGCTTGCCATTCTCATCTACCGAGCAAAGCAGCTTCTCATTCACCAATCCGCGCTGATAATCGTGCAATGGCTTGATGATTTCGCGATAACACCAATTCCGCGTGGGATTTAGCGTGCCGATGAACCATCTCGGACCATACTTCGGCATTCTTCGATCATCACCCACATAATCAGTATTGCCGCGTAGACGACCAAGTAAATCCATGAAATCTTTATGAGAAAACTCTGGGTCTTCCATTTGATCGACAATGATCCAGTCATATGTGGCTGAGAGCAAATTCGACTTGCTTTCTTCACTGTCTTTGCCGCGCTGTGCTACATATCTGAAGTTTATCGTGCTGCCGTTCGTAAGCACCAGCGTATTGTCGTCTTTCGTCGGTGTTCTTTTGACCCATGCCTTTGGGCACCACATCAAAAACTCGCGTCGAATTGTATCGTTGAGCTTCGGATAAGTGCTGCGCGCGATCAAGCCATTGCACCCAGGATAGTCTTTGCAAAGCTTCAGTGCCTTTACACATGCTGCGGCTGTCTTGCCGTTGCCAAATCCACCGCCAATGAACTGCACTTTGCTCATCGATTGGTGG